TTTTTGCTTGGAATATTCATGTCCTCTTTTGCATACTTTCATATTATTAATCTAAAAGTTCATCTCCGTCACTAGTAATCTTGTCAAGTTTAATACTGCTCTCGTAATCCACTAAGGCTTGTTTGTTCTTAAATGCCTCCATGTACTTCCCATCAACAAACTGACACACTATTTTCTTACCTGTTCTCCCAAAAAACCTATCTTTACATATAGCAAATGAAGTTGTATTATATTCAAAATTTGGAATTACTTCAATCACTACTGAGGCAGGCTCGATAATGAAAGAACACTCTTTAATGCGATTATCTAATTCAGTACCTTTTGAAGGGCGTTTAGAGAGTGAGTGTAACTGCACAAACAGAACTACGGGAGCATTCGATGACTTAGCATAGGGCCCAAGATAATCTTTAAGTTCAGAGAGAACTGCGTACGGTTCCTTGCGGTTGTCCACTTCAGAATACTTAATTAGCTGGAAGTAATCGATAAGGATGCACGAGAAGTCTTCGTTCTTGGCAGTTTCAAGAATGCTTTTAACACCCTCTAAACGAGCCGTACGAGTATCTGTGACGTCGTATATCTTGATAAATGGCGCAAGCTTCCTCATCACAGGAATAAGGGACAAGATATGCTCTTCGCTCATGTTGCCGTTCTTGAGATCCTTGAAGTCTGCACCAATCTCTAGACAAGCTATACGACCAAAGATATCCTCTTTAGTCTCCTCATTAGATATAACTAGAATCTTCTTACCTTGTTTCCATAGAGGGTGAGAGATATTGGCCGCAATCGTAGACTTACCAGAACCTGAATAGGCGCAAAATAGATACAAGTTTTCACGCGTAAGGGGAATAGCTTTAGTAAGCGAGTCATTGATCAAGGTGAGTCGTTCACGAAGATGACGCTGGTGACGCGCCATGTTTGCAACAATGTTCTTAACGAGATCGTCTCCGCCAAAGTCGCGCATCTCCTCGGTCGAAGTCTCCATAGACTTCAACTTCTCAGCAGATCCAATACCTGCCTTCTTCAGCATTGCTTCCTGCTCTGCCTTACTTATTATGCTCATTGATCACTCCCAAATGCTTCCAACATCTTCTCTTCATCCACAAGATTACCACCGGATGTTAACTCATCGGTATCGATCATCTCAAAGCTGTCAGCATGCTGTTGCATCCGTAGAGATTCCTTAAGAGAAACCTTGCCATTGCCATAAATCTTTGGTGTCCCATCGTCGTCCCCACCTTGAGGTATAGGGAAGAACAAGAACATAGAACTTGTAGCTTTGTTATGAATGTCTTGATTCCAATCAGCAACCCATTGAGACTCTGACACTCCGGCCATCTTAGGATCTTTGCGAATAGCATTCCATGTATACTTAACTACAACATGTCCAGGCTGATGCGCCTTGACTGCCTGAGGAAGGATCACTTGTGCATCTTCTAGAGTTGCGCCAGCACCTTTAAGTTGCTCGAACAACTCGTCGAAATTCCCGTCGACATCATCACGCTTCTTGGATTTCTTTGCTACTGCCGCCTTCCATTGTTGGAAGATCAGATCAAAGGTATTATTGGTCTTCATGTAGACCTGTCTCTTCTTGAGTAAGAATTTGTCCAGTCTTAATATTGGTTATCTGTATTTTAGCAGAGTTATTAATTCTATCTAGAAACAAGAGTTCAATCTTGTACTCATCGTTAATGATGAAGGGACGATGGCCAGATAACCACCAATATAGTTGTGTCTTAAGTTTGTTAGCGTAAGAAATATCGCTCATAAAATTCTCCAAATGTTATATTCATTATACGATCGGTTTTAGAAACTCTTTTAAATCTTTGTCAGCCTTCTTACCGTTGCAAGGTGAACAGGCAATAACAATGTTAGCAGAGCTGAATTTTGCTCCACCCTTAGACGTAGGATAAACGTGATCAAGTGTTGCAAGTTGTTCAGTCCTCTCTGTTGTCTTCTTAAGTTTACCTTTGCCACAGTAAGTACAGCGCAACTCTTTATGAACCTTAAGATGCTCCTTAATGAACCACTTACGGTACTTCAACCAGACTTTATATCCTGTAGGTTTAGGTGCGAGTTTCTTAGTTAAGAGAACTAGAGAGGCTAGACTCTGTGGATGGGGATTAGGCAGCAATACTAAATGTTGCGAGTATCTCATAAAAAGGGATTATACAATTTCCAATAACTATCAGTTTATACCATAAGTACAATAACAGGATGATAATGAGCCACGTGGCCATCTATAACGAGAGTTTAGTTATAACTGATCCTACAGACGAGTTGCGCTCATTTGTGAGGGAACACCTCTCTTATACAGATAAGTCTAAGCAATATCAGTTGAGAAGGATGGCTAAAAATCCATGGCAGAGATCTTCTCCTCTGTATGCTCAATTACAGAAAGAAGCAACGGGTCAGCTCTTTACAGAAGAGAACAACAAGATCACTGTGTCCTCGTGCTTTGTAGATATGCTTCGTCCTATGTTCAACTGTCAAAGCGTACTGGACCTAAGAGGTAAGACCGGTGCTAAAATCACCTTGCCGTGGGTTAAGAAACCACATGACTTAAGAGACTATCAAGAAGAAGCTTATAAATTAATGGACTCTAACTATAGAGGACTTATTAACCTTGCTACAGGGTTGGGTAAGACACTTCTCGCAACGCACTTTATCCAGAGATACAAGAAGAAAGCTCTGGTAGTTTGTCCATCGGAATCTGTAGCTAAGCAGTTCTACGATCAGTTTGTTACATGTTTTGGAAAGAATAAAGTAGGGTTCTATGGTGGAGGCAAGAAGAAAATTTGCGACATTACAGTTGGTATTGCTGCTAGCATCACTAAAAATATTGCCGAATTCCAAAATGCAGAACTTGGTGTTGTTATCCTTGACGAAACGCATCATACCCCTGCAACCACTTTCTTCGATATATCGCAGGGCTTGGCAAAATGTGGCAAGATATTTGGACTTACGGCGACAGATTATAGATCAGACGGCAAAGATATAATGATCACTGCTGGATGCGGTCCAGTACTTATCCGTCGTGATATTAAGTGGGGAGTGATAAACGGATGGTTAGCAGAACCTTACTTTATCATTCGTCAAGTACCTACTACAGGTAAGGATTATAAAGATGACAAGATTAAGAGCTACAAAGAACACGTTCTTAATTGTCAGATGATGAAGGATCAGATACGAGATGATGCGATGAAGATGATGGCTGCAGGTAAATCCGTATTGATACTTGTAGATGAAGTAGCACACGGGAAGGAACTTAGTGATGAACTTAAAATACCCTTTGCTACTGGATTAGATAAGAAGTCACAGAGTTATGTCGATGAATTAAATAATGGAAAAATACATGGTTTAGTAGGAACCGATGGTAAAATATCTGAAGGGACAGACACTAAAAACGTAGATGTTCTCATATTGGCCAACTTTGTAGCCTCGAAAGGACCGGTAACCCAATGTGTAGGAAGATCGTTAAGGAAACAAGGGATCAAGACCAAGGCAATAATATTGGATTACATCCCGATGGGATCGACAATGCTGAGTCGTCACGGATTTCAGAGGGTGGAATATTACAAAGAAATCACAGACAATGTCAAGGTGATTTAACTTGTAAAATACCATCATCTAAAAAGGGACTTTGTGGGAAGCACTATAGAAGATGGTGGAGAGCTTCTAATAAAGAACGTAATAAAGAATATGAGCAAAACTACTACAAAAATATTACTAAACCAATTAAACAACTTAGTAATCAATCAAAAGAAAAAGTTTGTATTAAATGCGGAGTAGCATTTACACGAACTGGACCTAATCAAAAATATTGTGGAAGAACATGTCAGAACAATGTACAATGCCGTAACAAATTAGACAACAGTCCTAAATATAAATTAGCTCATAATATTAGAGCGCGTTTAAGAAAAGCACTTAAAGGACAAAGTAGAGAAAAGGGTATTTTTAAGATTTTAGATTGTTCAGCAGACCAATTAAAAGAGTATATAGAATCTAAGTTTCAACAGGGAATGACTTGGGATAACTATGGAGAATGGCACCTTGATCATATTAAGCCATTATCGCTTTTTAATCTCGCCAATCCAGAAGAACTTAGAATAGCAGGACACCACACAAATCTACAGCCCCTTTGGGCAATAGATAATATAATAAAAGGTGATAAGTATGCAAATAAGTAAAAATGGTCTTAAGTTAATTACAACCTTCGAAGGTCTCGAACTAAAACCTTACCTAGATTCTGCTAATATACCTACAATCGGATATGGCACTATTCTATATCCTAATGGTCAAGTTGTTTCTATGAATGATCCAGAAATAACTCAAGATCAGGCTAATGATTATCTAGAGTATGAAGTAAATAAGAAAACTGCAAGAGTTTCAACCTTAGTAAAAGCACCCATAAATCAGAACCAATTTGATGCCTTAGTTAGCTTTGCTTATAACTTAGGATTAGGTGCTCTAGGTGGATCGACTCTACTTAAGTTATTCAACGCTGGTAATATTAAGGATGCAGCTAATGAATTCCCTAAATGGGATAAAGCAGGAGGTAAGGTGATCTCTGGACTTCTTCGCCGCCGTCTAGCTGAACAAGCACTTTTCTTACAACCAATTTAAAGATTGTGGTATAATAAACATATGCCGGGGTAGCTCAGTGGTAGAGCGGGTTCTCGCTGCAAAGTGTGGATCAGGTCGGTGGTTCGTTACCATCCCTCGGCACCATCAAAAAAAGAAAGGTTATATGTCATAGATTACTGTCCCTCCCTAAATCCTAATTAAGGCCATATAGACTTCAATACTATTAACTTAAAAAGGATAACAATGAAAACACAAATCAAAAAGATGAAGCAAGAACTCAAGAGTTTAGCTAAGTCAATCAAAGAACAAAAAAAATTAAGAAAACTATCACATCCACATTACGATAAATATATCGGTCAATGGAATGTTGAGCTTTTATCTATACGGTATAGACATCTACATGTTGCCTATTGCCTGATAAGGGGACGAGCGCTAGAAATAGTAGATAGTGGAGTAGGTCTAGATATGGACTATGTAAACTGGCTAATCACTGCTGCCAATCCAGAATCTAAAGAGAAGCTCTATGTAGTTGTAAATGAGAAGCTTACAATCTCACAGCAAGCAGTTCAATCTGCCCATGCAGTAGCTGAATTCTTAAAACAAAACCCAAACACATTATGGAGTAACGGCTATCTTGTCCTGTTAAAGGATAAAGCAAATCGTGATGATAACATGTGTTGTTATGGAGCTATAAGAAACTACCAGCATCAGTATGCTGAATTCATCGAGCCAGATCTTGGAAACAAGGTTACTGCTTATGCATGTTTTGGACAGGAAGCAACTCACCAGCTAAGAGACAAGATTCTTTTATAATTGGTATAAAATAATTGTGCAGTGGCAAGATTCAAATGGAGATAAAACTTCTATGGGTCGCAACCATAACTGCTTGAGTTTTGACGGATAGCTTCCGGACCACTGCACAACAAATTTATGACTGAACGCACTGTATACTTAACTATAATTCTTGGTCTTCTTCTAACTGGTTGCTACTTTATGAGTTGGACAACCCAACACTACGAGTATCTCGAAGATAAAGCAGATATCTTAATAAAACACTGTAAATAAGGACTCTATGCTTTGTAATGTAATTCTTACCTATATGTTATTATTTACAGATGGTCACTCTGAGAATCATACTAAATGGATTGATACTGATACTATTCCTGTATTTAAAGAATTATTTAAGGGCAATACTGTATCTCAAGTAGATCCTACGATTAAAGCTGTAAAGAATATAAAATATACTATTGTCCCTTATTCGATTGCGAAAAAGGTCCCAAAAAATAATCCCTTAGCTCAGTGGTAGAGCGGTCCCCTCTAAAAGGAACGGTCGTGGGTTCGAACCCCACAGGGATTACCAATTTATGAAAAAGCATGAAATCTTATCTGCTATGAAGTTTCTTCTATGGAAACTAGAAATTCTAAAACTTAAAGATTATCCGAACCCTAATCAACCCACCATTTGGCGAAGGGGTTTCCGTTCTTAGGTTGATAGTAGATAGCAGCTACATCCTTCATTCCATTAGGATACATTTTAAGTAGTCTTCTCATAAAGAATCTGTAAGCTAATAGGTTCATTAAAGAAACCTTGCTGTTACAATTTCCTAAATGCCATGCTAAGCGTCTAGCATCAGTATCTCCCACATCTGTTCCAATACAGCTAGTTGCCAGGACAATAGCACTAATTAAGAACAGTGGAAAAGCTGCTCCCCGTATTATATAATGTACAGGATTCTTCATACTAGGAAATCCTGCTGCAACCATAGCTGCTACTATCTGAGGTTGTCTTGCTAGAAAGGATTTTATGCTCCAGGTTCCAGGAGATACATTATTCATACAGCCAACATACTTAAAGATTGCTCCAAGGAATTTTCTAGGGATCTCAGTGTTGCCTAATTCAATACATCCATTTAGAACTGCGTAATAATCATCTGGTCCCTCTAAACTAGCAGTTTGTCCGATCGGACGTCTATTGAGTAATCCATTCTTATCGATACAAGCACTAATTCTAAGATTATAATCTTCTTCGTCAACAATATA